GGAATGCAAAATGCTGGACAAACAAATGGCGAAGAAGTTGAACCCAATAGTCAACAGCCCACAATGGGAGGACTTCAAGGAGTACCTCAACAACCTCAAGAACTTGGACCTACAGGGACTGGTGGTGGCAACATCGGAATCGGAAATGTTCCGGTTGCAGGGGAAAGTGAGTTCTCTGGTACGCCTAGAGCAGTTGCCGGAGCAGGTGAAGGAAGCATTGAATAGAAAAGAAGAGGGATAAATGGATTATTTAGAAGCATTAAGTAAATTAAATAAAAAACAAAAAAAAGATATTTTAAATATTATAGCTCAAGACCGTATTGATGAATATGGTGCTGTAGGTAAAGCAGCTAATTTAGGTGATAGAGCTTTTAGTATTTTAGGTGGAAGTGGTAATAATATAAGATTAAATCCTACAGAAGAAGAAAAATTTATTAGTTTAGCTATGAAAGAATTAAAACCTAAAAGAAAAAGTAAAGCAGAAGGTGGTCCAATGTCTATGGATGACCAAATGCAAATGGCAATGAACATGGGAGAAACACATACAATGCCGGATGGAACTGTAATGCCCGGTGCTACCCATGAAGAATATATGAAAGAACAACAACTTCCAGATGGAGAGATGGAAGATAACTATTTAGATTTTATAGTTGATGAAGCATTAAGTGAAGAAGAAGAAGAAATGCTTATGTCAAAATTAGAACAAGATGAGCAACTATCTATGATATTTGATAAAGTATTAGAAGTTGCTTCAGAATTTGCTGGGTCTGGTCCTGTTGATGGACCGGGTTCAGGAGTCTCTGATTCGATACCTGCAAGGTTATCGGATGGAGAATTTGTCTTTACTGCAAAAGCTACAGAAGAAATCGGAGCTGATGAATTGATGCGTATGATGAAAGATGCTGAAGTTGCTGCAGATGAAAGACAAGAATTAGCTATAGGTGGCGAACCTTTGAGTGAAGAAGAAAAAATATTAGAAGGAGTTGAAACTAGCGATTCTCAAAGAGTAGCTAGAAAAATTTCTGATAATATGCTTGACCCTTATACTCAAGATAGGTATGTCCGTAGCTAACAAGCGATAGAGCTACCCTATTAGCGTAGGCACTCTATCAAACTAAAACCGAAAGGCGACCTTTACAAGACAAGCCCTGCAAGTGCACATCGCAGCTACCTTGTTAAACGAAGCCCTGATTAGGAGAAAAGAAAATGACTAATAAAGTCCAAAAAGAGGAAACGCCAAATCCTTATAACGCAAATAAACCTTGGCACAAAGGAGAAGATAAACCTTTTGTATCATCAGAAAGTCTTTATTTTGAAGAACCTTCTGAAAAAAATAAACTTTTTAACAGCAACGATGTTACTGAAATTGAAGCTGAAGGAAGTGTAAATAGAGAAGAACTGGAAACTACTAAGGATAGACCTTATAAAAAACCAGACTACAAAAAAAGATATGATGATTTAAAAAAACATTATGATAATAAACTTAACGAGTTTAAACACAGAGAAGAAGAGTTAATAAATCAAGTTCAACAACCTGAATATACAGCTCCAAAAACTGAAGAAGAACTAGAAAAGTTTAAAACAGATTATCCTGATGTGTATGAAGTTGTAGAAACTGTTGCTCATATGCAATCGGAGACTAAAGCAAAAGTTCTAGAAGAACGCCTTAGTAAACTCCAAGAACGCGAGAATCAGTTAGTACGACAAGATGCAGAAAAAAGGTTAAATGAAAGACATCCTGATTTTGAAGATATTAGAAACAGCGATGATTTTCATACATGGGCAAAAGAACAGCCTGATTCTATTCAGAAATGGATATACTCAAATGCTGATGATGCCGATTTAGCTTCTCGTGCTTTAGATTTATTTAAGAAAGATTTAGGTATTGAACCTACAAAGACTAAGTCATCTTCTAAACCGACCAAGAAATCTGCTGCAGATATGGTTTCAACTAAAACAACAACAGTTGAACCAAAGCAGGAGAAGATATGGTCAGAAAGGGAGATTGCTGCATTGAGTATGGCAGAGTTTGATAAGTACGAAAAAGACATATCAGATGCTATGCAAGAAGGCAGAATCACAAAATAAACTATAACTTAAAGGAGAAAGTATCATGGCTCAATTTTTTGAACCCTCAACCGATACCGATGCTAACTTTGCAAACTCCGTAAGTGGACAAACAAATAGTTTCTTTTTACCTTCGGTTTACTCTAAAAAGGTTTTAAACTTCTTTAGAAAAGCCTCGGTAGTTGAAGCTATCACCAACACAGATTATGCTGGTGAAATTTCCTCTTTCGGAGACTCTGTAAAGATTATCAAAGAACCTGTAATTTCTGTGTCTGATTACACAAGAAATACAGATACTACACAAACTAAACTAACAGACCAAGAAATCACTTTGGTTGTTGATAGTGCTAAAGCTTTCAAATTCATCGTAGATGATATTGAAACTAATATGTCACATGTCAACTTCAAAGAGGTTGCTTCTAGCTCTGCTGCATATGCATTGAAAGATTCATATGATGCTGCTGTATTAGCAACTATGTTCTCTGGAGTTTCTACTTCATCACCTGACCATACATTAGGTGCTGATAATGCTACAGACTTAGGTGCTGGAGTATATGATGGAACTGGTAACATAGATTTAGGTGTGTCTGGTGAAACAGACCCTCTAGACCTTTTAGCTAGAATGGCAAGACTTTTAGATGAACAAAATGTACCTGAAGAAGGTAGATGGTTTGTTGCAAGTCCTGACTTCTACGAAGTGCTAGGTCAATCAGCTTCTAAATTGTTATCTGTAGACTTCAACGCAGGTCAAGGTTCAATTAGAAACGGATTAGTTTCAAGTGGTAAATTAAGAGGATTTGATATGTACAAATCTAATAACATTGCAAGCACATCTAATGCTGCTGGTAAATGTATGGGTGGTCATATGTCCTCTACTGCAACTGCTAATACTATTCTCTCAACAGAAGTGTTAAGAGACCCAACATCGTTTGGTGATATAGTAAGAGGTCTTCATGTCTATGGTGCGAAAGTACTTAGAACTGAAGCTCTAGTAAGTGCATTCTATGGTATTGATTAATATCAATTCGGGGGAGTCTTAGGGCTCCTCCATTTTTTAAAGGTTTTATAAATGGCAACAACATATTTAGATTTAACAAACGAAGTTCTTAGAGAACTAAATGAAATCCCTTTAACCTCTGCAAACTTTGCAAACTCAATAGGCTTACAGAAATTTGTTAAAGATGCAGTTAATAAATCTATATTTGATATAGCTAACGAAGAACCACAATTACCTTTCTTTAGTGCAGGTGTAAGTGGTGGTACAGACCCTTTCTATGGTAATGTAACAGTAGCAAGTGTAGCAGGACAAAGGTGGTATACTTTAAAAGCTGATAGCTCTAGTATAACTACGGACTATGCTTCAATAGATTGGGATGATTTTTATATAACAACAATAAATGTAAGTGGTGAATCAAGCCCTTATGTTTCTAAAGGTTTAAAATTTTTAACATTAGATGATTGGAAAAGATATTATAGGGATAGTGAAAATGCAGATGATGCTGATTCAACCCATGCTGAACCAATACATGTAATTAAATCTCCAGATAGTAGGAAGTTTGGATTAAGTCCAATACCTGATAAGGTTTATAATGTACATTTTTATGCATTTACTAAGCCTACAGCTTTAGATGCTCATGGAGATACAATGGCATTACCAGAACAATATAGTAATGTTGTAACTGCAAGGACTAGATACTATGTATGGCAGTTTAAAGAAAGTCCACAACAGGCAGCGTTTGCATTAGATGATTATAAAAAAGCAATGAGATACATGAAATCTAATCTTATGAATCCAACGCCAAAATACATGACAGATGATAGGACATATTTTTAGGAGATATAAATGGCAAAGACAAGAGTACCAATAGATTTATTAGAAGGAGCAATAGGTCCTAGTACAGCTAATTTTACTAATGGAATATTAATAAGTAATGATGGTGGTACCGGTACATTAGATGCTGCTAATAACAATACAGGTTTTGGTTTTGAAGTTTTTGATGACTTAACATCTGGTGATAATAATGCTGGATTAGGTTATCAAGCATTAACTAAATTAACTACTGGTTCTTCAAATGTAGCATTGGGTGCGTATGCTTTAGCTGCAGTCAGCACAGGTACAAATAATGTAATGGTTGGTACAACTTCTGGTGATGCTATAACTACAGCCAGTAATAATACTGGAGTTGGACATGATGTTTTAGGAGCTAATACAAGTGGAGATACTAATACTGCTATGGGCAGTACAGCTCTTAATGCTAATACAACAGGTGCAGCTAATACAGGAATTGGATTTTCTGCTCTAGGTGCAAATACTACAGGTAATTCAAATGTTGCTATAGGTTATGATGCTTTAGGTGCAAATACCACAGGTGGAACAAATACAGCAGTTGGAGTTCAAACATTAGATGCTAATACTACTGCAAGTTATAATACAGGAGTTGGCTACCATGCTCTTACAGCAGTTGTAACAGGTAATCAAAATACTGCTATAGGCTATGCAGCAGGACAAGGTCTTACAGCAGCTTCTAGTTTTAATGTAGCTGTAGGTGATGAAACTTTAAATACTGCAGGAGAAAAATCTTATAACACAGCAGTTGGTAGTGATGCTATGAGGGCAACTACTACAGGAGCTTCAAATACTGCTGTAGGTTATAACGCTTTAGCAGCAAATACTATAGGAGCTAGGAATACTGTGATGGGCGACCAAGCTATGGATACAAGCACAGAAGGCAATGACAATGTAGTAATAGGATATTTAGCTGGTACTGCAATAACTACAGGTAATACTAATACAATTGTAGGTAAAGATGCAGGTGTAGCTATTACTACAGGTGTTCATAATGTGTGTGTAGGTGTAGATTCAGGAGATACTTTAGTTACTGGTAACAGTAATGTAATTATAGGTAATAATACTAGAACTTCTGGTACGACTGGCTCTCATCAAATAGTTATGGGAGAAGTTGCAACTTGTGTTGGAGATAATAACTTTACATTTGGTAATGGTTCTACAGATTCAAACATAGCTTTTGGTGCTACTTCAATTACAGCT